TATCCTTGCCACAACCAGGACAAGAGATTTCCACAACATCAACATTTTGGGCTAGAAAGTTCTCTAGTGGTTTCTCAGTCTCTTTAGCTACCCAGTTGCCTTTGTCGTCCTGTTTGAACTTGGTTTTGACGGCGGCGTAAGCCACTTTATTGGCTCGCTCCTCATCTCCATCATATTGCTTCAGAGCAGCGTTGAATGCACTAATGAAAATCTCCTGTGCGTGTTTCGGCATATCCTTGATTTTTGATGGCGGGTTTTCGATTGAATATGGCATGTGTACCTCCTGAAATAAAAGGAGAACCTTTGCGGTTCTCTACTTGGCTAAATGGCGAGGCTGGGAATCGAACCCAGTTCTCAGGCGTATGAAGCCTGAATGAAACCACTTCACTTCCTCGCGACGTTTATAGCATCACTGGCGCAAGAGCACATCTGCAATTCGGGTGAGCTGGCGGTCTTGAATCCCCACTAGGAAAGTCCTCGTTTATCCCTATCGCCCCGGCGTTCCCGTTCTCCTCGCAGATATCGCAAGGATCAGTAACTATCCATTCCTTGCCGGTGACTCCTAAATCTTTCGCTCTGTCCATGAAGGCACTTTCCAGAGCATCGCACGTTTCTGTTCTCGCGATAACCTGAGAACGGTTCATACTCATATCGTCAAAGACCTTCCGTAAGTCTCTGGATAAGCCGTCTATCCCTTGCTTTTCCTTGATGGCGTTCTCAATGACTTCCTGCATCCGGTCCCGGGTCTCATCGTTTAACCCCTTCACTAGAGAAGCGGTATGTTCCCGGGCGTAATTGATGGCATCCTGAATTGGAGGGCCTTCATAGTAAATTGGCATATCGGTTGTCTTGGTCCGGCCCCATTCTACCATCTGGGCTGACCCACGAAGATATACCGTAGCTAAATAACCGTTCAATCTGTAGGTTAAGTCATTCGTGAAGAGTGCCAGGATAGGGTCGATAAAGTCGTTAATGTTGAGTGTCATTCCCTCACGCCCTTGTAGTAAATCTGCTCTAAAGCGTTCCAGTCAATAGCCTGGTCGACATTACGGAAATACTCAGCTATTGACCCTTGCATCCGCTTTTCGAGCTTCTCGTTTCTTTCGCTTGCGGGGTTTGCCGGGATCTGGTTCTCCAGTATCTTTATCGTCTCGTTCAGTAACTTGTCTATCGTTTCCATTTTTAGTTCCCTTGCATTTATTACATTGAAGGCGGATTAAGCCATGCTCGAATTCCTTGTATCCAAGACCATTACATTCGGGACAGATTGCCATTTCCAACTACCTTTCTAAATTCTCTTAATGCCCTCGCCAACTGGACATTCACATCGCCCTTGCTTTCCTTTTGTATCTTATCTAATTGAGCTAAGACTTCGTCCGTGTTCTGAATCCCCAGCGTTAGAAGAGCTGTCTGCATTACATCAGTTGAATCGGCAAGTTGAGGGAAGGTCTGAACTATCTGCATAAGAGACTGAGCCATGCTTGCGGCAGCCTCCTCTGAGACTTTCGGGAAGTCCAGGTCGATATATCGTTTGTCTTCAGGAACGCCGTTGTGTTCAAAGATTAAATCAAATATATCCGTGTAAGCCCCCTGCCAGATGGATTGATATGATTCGCACATCTTCTGAACGGGAAGTTCTACTGTCTTAGCAGTCGCTAGGTTTCCTACTGAGATATCGCCATAGTACTGCTCCGGCCAGCCCGTCCCTGCGGAGATTTGGAGTTTCAACTGTCTCCCATCCTGATAGGCTTGAGAGGCCCCGGAGTCCGTTTTAATAGGCTGTAAATCGGCACCCATATTTTCAATCGAAGTGGATCCGGCCTTAATCTCCGTTTCGTGGTAAACCGCCTTAGTCGCACTAACCGCACTTGCCCCACCTTGAACCTTGACCTTCCATGCAAACCGAGCTAAGGCTAACATCACCGCGACACGGGAGGCCAGAAACTTGCGATATAGTTTAACCCACTCTATGACAGGTAAAAGATATGAATTCCCTCTTTGCTCGAGATCGTTGATTGCTAAGTGATAAACCAACGCATCCTGCGTCTTTTGCCTGGAAGTTCCCAATGAATCCGGGCAAGCCTCGTTTTTGGGATTCGCAAAGGATTGATAATACTCCTCATGCTGTTTGCTCTGCGTGTCCGTCCAGGCTCTCTTATAGAATCGGACATTCTCTATATCATCCGGGTCCGTAATGAACTCCGTTATCTCTAGAGGGTTGATACGTCTTACAGTAGCCTCAGACCCCAGAAACACGGCAAAGAATATCTCCCCGTCTACCAGAAGTTTATCCGATGACTTCCGTTGCCCGCTGGCTGAGAATAGAGCCTGATTCGCCGGCGCATACCAGAAGTTAGATAAAACCTCTTTCGTCTTTTCCTCTTCTGTATTCCACGTTATCCCGGCACCGAAAGAGTAATCCGTCATCAACTTGACAGACCGCATAGCCAATGGGTCTTTCAATGAATATAATCTTGCCTCTTTGACTGTCGTTATACGCGAAGCAGCATCAATGACGTTCCCACCGGTCTGGGATAGGTTCACCCATCCCTGATCTTCTAAGGAAAGGGCATCCTCTACCTGTTGTGTCGCTTCTTTTAAGATTTGGTCGAACTCTTCTAGCATATTGCTCCTACCCCCTCTGAAATTCACCAGGGAAGTTCTCAATCAGCCAGTCAATAACTTTATCAAGGAATAGGGCGAATGAACCGCTTGTCCCCACTTCAGCAGGACATTCTTCCATAAGGGGGAAGCCTCTATCATCAAGGCAGTAACATAGCGGAAATTAACGTCTTGGTATTGGGGATTCAAGGTTCGTAGTTTTATCATTTGCCTCCTATATCCTATCTAGGCCGAAGGTTTTCATACTATCAAATATCACTATTTTCTCCTCTTCCTGCGGTTCAAACTTGCCCACTACTGCGTATCGTCTTGAATCCATACCATGACTCCATAGATGAGAGGTCTTCTCGGTCAGTTTATTGTTCTTGTCCAGGATGTAACGAAAGTTCCTTTGTTCTTTGATGCAATTAAGCGAATCGTTAGTCCAGTAGTGTTTATACTGTCTGACCTTCTGATGCCCGAATTCTACGCTCCCGGGCCCCTTAGAGCAGGGTTTGATATTGAACCCTCGCTGGTAGATTTCCTCGATTGACTTCGGCTCCGAGGAGTCGGCGAATATCTCGTCTGAGTGCTTCTTGATCCCCAGCTCACCCATCCGGTCGGCTATGTCCTGATTCGTCAACCCTCTTTCGTAGACCAACTCCTGAGAATATAACGCATCTGTTATAACCACGTTCTTTGTTAAGACTGTGAAGTCAGTCGAGAACCCGAAGTCTAAGCCGTAGAATATATCCCCTTTGGGTAGCTCGTTGATCTGCTCAAAGTGGGGGTAAACTAAACCCTCAATTTTACCTAGTTTCCCTTCAAGGTAGATGTTCGCCCAGTTGGGGTCTCGTTCCCCTGTTTTGAGGATCGTCTGTAAGGTTCCAGGTGAGACTACATCTAAGGCATCCCGGTAGGTTGAATGAATATATTGATTCTCCGGCTGCCCTATCCAGAACTCATGAGCCCAGAACTCTGAAACCGGGTTCCAGTCGGCGAAGGTGAACTTCGCTGTTCTAACATCTAATCCCCGGGCCGTTTCCCAGGGGATGTTGTTTGCTTCGTTAAGGAAGAGAATATCTCTCCGGGGGCCTCTTACCTTGTCTGATTCGTCAGCCCCAAAGAACTCGATAATCCCCTTCCCGAAGGTGTATTTGTGTTCCGTCTTGTTATACCGAGAACAGTCATCGGGATTCTCGTCTAAGATTCTAAAGAAGTCCCTGATTGCCCCTTTCTTCAAATGGGGCAAGGACTCGCTCACTATCGAGATCAACAACTGCTCTTTCGTATTTTGAGCAATTAAGATTAGAAGCTGAAGAACAGACCATGTTTTTGAGGAAGCAGTCCCGCCTTCGTTTAACGCTCTCCGCTTCGCATCATAGTATGCTTGTGCGTTATCCCTGAATACCCGTGTGAGCCGGAATCTTTGGGGCTTCTCCATTGATAAGCCTTTCAACTAATTGTTTTGTATCCTTATCATAAACAATAATCTCTACCTTCCGATTGTCGATATTAACTTGCGCCCCCTCGGAGTAGATTTTGTCCATCTTGTTTAGTTCAGCTATAGCTTTCATGGGATCATGGAGTTTGACTGAAGTGTGAACTGTAGGATGAGCCCCGTCATCATCATATTCAGTCCGGGAATGAATCTCTTGGATAGCACCACCTTGAGGTGTTTCCTTCCCAATGTTTACCCATGAGCCATCTTGCCCCAGTTCCATGAAGTCAGTCAGGCGAGCGCGGGCGATCTCAGTAAGCCTTTCTTGACGCTCCTGAACGTTCATTATGGCAGCGCTTTTAACTTCTGCCCTGAGTTCCTGGAGCCGTGCTTGAATAGTAGGTTTTTGTAAGTTTTCCCTGCCTATTACATCAGCAGTTCTGGGTGAATACTTAGCTAATCTCGCTGCCTCACCAGCATTCCCAAGTTCAAAGTATTTAACACAAAATGTCTCCTGCTTCTGGCTGAGTCTCTTTCTCATCTTGTTCCTCTAAAGTCGTGTTCTCCTCGCTTGAATAGAAAGTGTCGTTCTCAAAGTCCATGACACCCCCCGGAAAGTGACCCTACCCATAGCCACACGCCGATTAAGGTAGCTATCAAGATTCCGATTATGATCAAAAGAATTCTGTCACTTCTCTTCATGGTTCACCCCCGGACACTCGACATGAACCCGGTCAAATGTCGTAATTCTGTTGGCCTGAAAGGTTTCATATCTTTTGCGTATGCGATACGGAGTCTGCGGGTTGATCGGCTGCCCGCACTCGCTGCACTTGTATTCGTAGTTGCTTTTATGCTCTTCCATCTATCTGAATAACTGGAGCCAGGACCAACTACACCCGGGATTGGGAGATGGGTTTGTGTCTATATCTTTTGTAAAAGTGATGTAGTGAGCATCATACCCGCCCCTTGATTTGAATATGTCTATGCTTTCAAAGGGCATACTGTACAGACCTTGAAGTCCCCAGCCAGTTCCCCAGCTATTAGCACCACAGAACACACCCTCTGTCCTATCATAACCATAGAGACAAGTTTCATGCCCGCCTACCTCGAAACTTGAATTAGTAGGCTTGGCTAATCTTCCACAAGCGTCTGTCTCCATCCATTCCTTGAACCAGGGAGAACCGATTGAGACTAAATGTCCGTTTGAAAGAGCATCACAGATACCATCTACACCGTCAACACAACGATAATAAGCAAACCCCTTGTATCTGTCGGCTTCCTTAATCCGTGCTGAAGACGGGGCAGCTCTATCAAAGCCGTTATAGGGCCAGAAATGCTCTAACAGAATACCATTCTTGAGTGTCCAGTCTAAAGCGTCTTTGGGATAGCAACCGAGGTCGAAGGGTAGTGTTCCCTCAATGAACCTTGCACCATTGTAAATATAAACTGGCGAACACCACTCTTCAAAGACACCGAGACCTACCTTGACCGAGTTTAGATTGATGCCGACACCGAAACCCACACAGGAAGAACTGTTCCCCTGATTGCGAACAGGGGTCAATAAGTGAACATTCGAAAACTTATCGGGAAGCGGATACACGCCTCTCTTATGAAGGTAGTCGTGCGAATCGTATCGGTCTTTATGCCAGCCTGTTAGAAATTCCATATCACTTTCACCATCCCTACTATGAAGACAATAAGAGTTAAGAATCCTAAAGCACGCCCAAAAGAATAGTAATGCCACTCGCCTTGAACGTAATATAAGTCTATCGGCTCAATACGTGGTTTCAAAGGACACAACGCCTCGCAGAACCCAACGACAAACGAGTGCCACTCTTCAGGCGTATTCATAAATCCGCTAGGGTTAAACCACTCAAAGAATCCTTTTAACATTGGAGTTTCTGGGCTGGCTCGGCTTCGCTTCCCCACTCATTACCCGAAGGTTTTGAGGCGTATGAAGCCGATACTCGGCTATGCCAGGACACCAGCCCCGATTCCTTACGCCTTGAACATTTTGCTTATGCCGGTCGCGATAGGCTTGCCGAGCCAAACCAGGCTCAGGAAGGACAGAAAGATGTTTGCAGGTATGTCACCCAAACCCAGCCAGACCGCCCCGAAGTATCCGCCACCAAACACTACCGTCCCTATTGCTTTTACCCAATTCTCGTTCATGTTTTACCTCCTTGTTTTCGACTACTTATCTTTCTTTATCTGCTCCCACACCCACCATGTT